GCCGCAGGCGCGCACGGGGAGCGAAGAGCTGAACCGCCGCATTGAATCGCTTTGGCGCGAGTGGACGGCAGCGGAGAACTGCGACATCACGGGCCAGCAAACATTTGAGGAGCTGCAGGCGATGCTCCTCCGTCGCAAGATCGTCGATGGGGAAATCCTCGTCAAGAAAGTGGTCGTGCGCAAGGGCAGGCATCCGCTGAAACTCCAGGTCATCAAGGCTGACCTCCTCAGTAGTTTCATGATGTACGCGCCCAAAACGAGCAACATCATCCGCTCGGGCATCGAGCTTAACGACCACTTGCGGCCGCTTGCCTACTGGATCGACCGCAAAAGCCCCGACGGCTACATCGAATATAATCCCGATCGCATTCCCGCCGAGCAGATCATACATCTCTGGACGCGTGCGCAGCCCGACCAGATACGCGGCATTTCTGACCTTGCGCCCATCATCAAGCGGCTCAAGGACACGCAGGATTACCTTGACGCCGAGACGCTGACTGCGAGGATCGCGGCGTGCTTCTCGGTGTTCATCACGACGCAGACGGGCGCACCAGGGGCGATGCCCGGGCGTATAGGCAATGGCGCGAAAGATCCTGAGGGAAAGAAGCTGAGTGCCATCCGCCCAGGCATGATCAAGTATCTTGCGCCCGGCGAAAGCGTCGAGACGGCGAATCCGTCGCGCGGTCTTGCCAATGCGCGGGATTATGTGTCGATACAGGAACGGCTTGCGGGCGCAGGCCTTGGTCTGTCGTATGAGCTGATGAGCCGAGACTTCAATACATCGAGCTTTTCGAGCGCTCGACAAGGGATGCTCGAAGATCGTAAGACCTTCGAGCCGATGCAAGTGTTCATGGCATCGCACCTTTGTGCGCCGATTTACCGCGAATGGATGGATTTATGCGTACTATCCGGTAGCCTCGACATCCCCGATTATTTTGAGCGTCGCGAGGCGTATCAATCGGTCGAATGGGTAACACCGGGCTGGTCATGGATTGATCCACAGAAAGAAGTGCAGGCGGATATCGCCGCCATACAGAACGGCGGAAAGACGCTCTCGCAGTGGTGCGCAGAGCGCGGCTATGACTGGCGCGAGCAGTTGGAGCAGATGGCGCTTGAAAAGGAGACTGCCGAGGCGATGGGACTGACGCTCTCGGTGCACACGCCGATTACGGTACAGGCGGCGCAGAGCAATCACGTCGAAGGTGCGGGCGGAATTGCAGATGCCAACGACGATGAGGACGAGAAGGAGGATGCAAATGGCGAAGGCAAAGACGAGAAACAAGAATGAACCGCAGCGGCGCTCGATGTACGAGGAAGCGATCATTTGCCGAACGGAAGGAGAGGACAGCCGCCGAGCGGAGCTTTCGCTGTCGAGTGAAGAGCCGTGCCGTCGTTGGTTCGGGGTTGAAATCCTCTCGCACGATGCGGAAGCGATTGACCTCAGTCGCCTGCAGGAGATCGGCGTGGTGCTTTTCAATCATGACCGTGACCGCGTGATCGGGCGTGTGCTCTCTGTCCGTTTGGATGAGGCGACACACAGGCTGCGTGCCGTCATCCAGTTTGACGAGGACGAAGAGAGCGAGCGCGTCTATCAGAAAGTTCGCAGCGGTACGCTCAAGGGCGTATCGGTCGGCTACTCGGTCGACGTATGGGAAGAGGTCAAGGCGGGAGCGACAAGCACGAACGGACGCTTTACGGGTCCGTGTGAGGTCGCGACGCGGTGGACGCCCTACGAGCTGTCGATTGTGTCGGTACCGGCCGATGCGACCGTTGGCGTAGGGAGAAGTTTTACAGAGAATGGAGATGGAACCATGGATGAAAAGGAAAAGGATATCGTTGAAAGAGAGCAGGTGCCGGCCGTGCCGTTGCCGACGACAACGGAAAGCTCGGATGCTCCCGATGTGGAGGCAATGCGCCAGGAGGCGGTGGCTGAAGAGCGTCAGCGCGTGCGCGAGATCGGCACGATGTGCCGTCAGTTCGGCGTTGACGACGCGAAGTTTATTGCTGACGGCATGAGCGTCGAGGGTGTCCGCGCGGCAATCCTCACGCAGCTCGCCGAGGAGCGCAAGGCGCAGGCGGTCACGGTGCAGGTGGACGAGATGGACAAGTTCCGTGCTGCCGCGACGGACGGTCTCGCGCTGCGTGCGGGGCTGGCGGTCGAGAAGAAGGCGGCAGGTGCGGACGAGTATCGCGGGAAGCGCATGCTGCGTCTCGCGGCGGAGTGCGTCGAGCGCGAGATGGGCAAGAGCACGCGTACGATGGACGACGAAACGATTGTGCGTGAGGCGCTGACGGGTACGGGAGCGTTCCCTGGCATCCTCTCCAACGTCGCACACAAGAGTATGGCGCAGGCGTACCAGACCGCACCGACGACGTATCAGCTTTGGGTCGCGCATGGGAGCAATTCCGACTTCAAGGACGCGACGCGCTACCGCTTGAGCGAGGCAGATACGCTCGAAAAGCTCAATGAGGGCGGCGAGTTCAAGTCGAGCGGCGTATCGGAGCACATGGCAAAGACGAGCATCGCGACCTACGGGCGTATGTTCTCTATCACGCGTCAGGCAATCATCAATGATGATCTGGGCGCACTGCAGCAGCTCCCGGCGATCTACGGTGCAGCGGCGCGGCGCATGATCAACAAGATGGTTTACAAGGTGCTGCAGGACAATACCAAGATCGAGGGAAAAGAGCTGTTCCACAGCGACCGCAATAACCTTCATGCCGTGGACATCTCGATCCCAGGTTTGGCAAAGATGAAGGCGGCGATGGCGAAGCAGAAGAACATCGCGGGCTTGGAGTATCTGAACATCCAGCCGGCATTTCTGATTTGCCCTGTGGAGCTTGAAGTCACGGCCGCGCAGCTCATCAGCTCGGTGGTTGACCCGACCAAGGCGAACGCGACACCGAACCCTTTTGCCAACAAGATGACGGTCGTATCGGAGCCGGAGCTTGAGGATGCAAAGGCGTTCTACCTTGCTGCAGCCGCAGGAGACGCGCCGACGATCGAGGTGACGAGCCTCAACGGCAATTTGACGCCCGTTATGGAGCGCGCGGAGCAGTTTGACACGCTCGGTATCAAGTGGCGCATCTACATGGATGTCGGCGTCAATCTGCTCGACTATCGCGGCATTCAGAAGAGCACGGGCAAGTAAGGAGGAGCTGAATCATGGCAAAAGCAGAATACATCCAGCGCGGCGACAACATCGACTACACGGCGGCGGCAAACACCGCCTACATGGAGGTCGTGCCGCTCGCCGCGCGCATCGGCGTCGCTCTCGCCGAGATTCCGAAGGGCGAAACGGGCGCGGTCACGCTTGTCGGGGCGTTCCGTTTCCCGGCGGCAACGGGCAAGATCGACGTCGGTGCGGAAGTCTACTGGGATAAGACGCAGAGCACCATCGTCGGTACGTCGGGAGCCTCTACGGTGCACGCGGGGCATTTGATTGCGCCGAAGGCGCAGGCGGACACGATGGCGCTCGTCCGTATCGGCTGATGGACTTCAAGGAGATGGTCGCGGCGGATATTTCCGCCGTGTTCCTGAACCCTGCGGAATTCGGGGAGTGCCATGACCTCAATGGTACAGCGTGCATTTGCGTTGTATCGGGGGATACAACGGAGGGGCGTAATGCCTTCCTGCATGGCGGGCAACGCACGCCCGACGGTCTGCACGGTGATTATTTGACCGTGTGCGTGCGGGCCTCCGATTTGCCGAGTGTGCCGAAGCAGGGGACGAATTTCCGTGTCGACGGCAAGCGATATACCGTGGATAACTGTACCGAGGATATGGGGATGCTGACCATGAAACTCGGGGCATTCCGCGCAGGAGGTGGATTCCCATGATCGAGATAGACGACCACGACCTGCAGAGGGCGGCGGATCTCTTACGGGAGTTTCCCGGCGCGGTCGACCGCCTCAGCAAGCGCGCTGTGCGAAAGTCTGTGTCAGGTGTGCAGCGTCAGGCCGTACAGAAGATTTCGGAGCGGTATACGATCGAGAAGAAGCGTATTCGCCCTACGCTGAGCGTCTCTTTTCGTGGTTCCAGCGCGTCATTTTCTTCGCGCGGACGCGTAAGTGACTTGTCATATTTCAAGCACAATCCGCGACGCGTACCGACGCGACGACCCGCGAAGGGGAGGTATCTCTACAGTGAGGTCGTGCGCGGACAGGGCGGCACGATTGCGCACGCATTTCTCGCGCGGATGCAGAGCGGTCATGTCGGCGTATTCCATCGCGTCAACGGTAATGAGTCGATGCCGATTAAAAAGAATTATGCGCCATCTGTGCCGCAGATGCTCGGCAGCCCCTCGGTGCGCAGCTACATGGAGGAGCATATCCGTAACCGTCTTTCGGGCGCAGTGGAGCGCGAAGTGGATAGTTTCTTGGCGAGGTATAGACGATGATACCAGCAATGCTTGTGATTGCCGTCGTCCACGAAGTACAAACGGCGGCAGCGGGGTACAAAATGAGAGCCGAAGGGCAGGCGGATAAGACGATCACCGTCTACCCGCAGCACATCCCGGACGATGATTTTGAGGACGATTCATATTATCCGCTCGTCATCGTGAGCTTTCAAAAGGCGGAAGATACGGTGGATGGTTCGGAGGCGACAATAGGGCTGACCTTCGGCGTATACGGCGAGGACAAAGAGGCATGGCGCGACTTGCTCTCTATTATGGAGCGGGTGCGGCAGCGCCTTTTGATTTTCCGTAAATTGGAAAATCGTTTTCGTCTCAAGCTGCCAACGAAGTTTGAGACGATTGAGCGCCAGCCCTATCCGTATTGGTTTGGCTATGCTACGGTTGCCTACGCGATTGGGCAGCCGAGCGAGGGTATGTCGGAGCAGTGGGATCGCATTATGGAGGAGGACAACATATGAGCGACGACGTTAAAAAGGCGCAGGCAGAAGTGCCCGCCGGAAAGGCGAAAAAGGCAGCTGTAAAAGACGAGAGCTATGTTTACATCGGGCCCAACCGTCTTGCGGACGGGCTGAAATGCTACACGGTCTACCGCAGTCATCCGAAAGAAATCGTGGAGGGCGCGGAGGTGAAATATCCGAACATCGCGCGCCTTTTTGTCCCGGTGAGTGAGCTCGCGGGGGCGATGGCTGACGTAGAAAAGGCGGGTACGCCGCTTGCCCTGGCATACAGGGAAATGGAGAGGAGTGAGTAAGTATGGCGTATAAGCATGGCATATACACGAGCGAAGTCGCAACGAGCCTTGTGCCGATGACATCGACGAGCGGCGGGCTTGTCGTCGCTTTTGGCACGGCTCCCGTGCATCTTGCAAGTGATCCTGCGGATGCCAACACACCGGTGCTCTGCTACACCTATAAGGAGGCGGTTGCAGCACTCGGCTATTCTGACGACTGGGAGAAGTACACGCTCGCTGAGGTCATCAAGACGCAGTTCGCGCTCTACAATGTGGCGCCGATCGTGTTGGTCAATGTCCTTGATGCGAAGAAACATAAGAAGGACGTGCAGAATAAGCAGATGGCGATTGTCGATGGTGTCGTTGCCACGACGGATCCTGTACTGCTCAAGACCTTGGAGGTCAAGCTGTCGGCGTCGCATCAGAAATTGGCGCAGGATAAGGACTATACGGCAGCGTATGACGACGACGGGCGGCTGATTGTCACGCCGATTCCGGGCGGCGGCGTTCCGAGCGGTACGACGGAGCTCTGCTTGAGTTATACGATGCTCGATCCCGGAGCGGTCAAGCCTGCGGATATTATCGGCGGTATCAACACGACTACGAACCGCACGGAAGGGCTAGAGCTCATCGATGAGGTGTTCCCGCGCTTCGGGCTTGTTCCCGGCATCATCATCGCGCCGAGTTGGTCGCATGATGCCGGCGTTGCAGCCGTCATGAAAGCGAAGGAGCACAACATCTGCGGGCATTTCAACGCGATCTCCATCTGCGATATCCCGACGGATGAGGTTAAGGCGTATACCGGTGCGAGCAAATGGAAGAATGAGAAGAACTTTGCTGACAAGGACTGCATCCTTTGCTGGCCTATGATCAAGCTCGGCAAGGAGAAATACCACATCTCGGCGCAATTCGCAGCGCTTATGAATCGCACGGACAGTCAGCACGACGACATTCCGTATTATCCACCGTCGAACAAGTCGCTGCATGCGGACGGTGCGTGCCTCGCAGATGGTACGGAGGTGTACCTGAGTCCAGCGCAGGCGGCGTATCTGAACGGACAGGGCATCGTTACCGCGCTGAATTTCATTGGCGGCTGGAAAAGTTTCGGCAACCGTACGACGGCGTATCCGTTCAACACAGATGTGAAGGATAATTTCATCAATAATCGCCGTATGTTCAACTGGGTCGGAAACACCCTCGTCACGACGTTTTGGAACAAGATTGACGATCCCACGAACAAGCGTCTTATTGAGACAATCGTGGACAGCGCGAATATCTGGCTGAATGGGCTGACGGCGCGCGGGGCGATTCTTGGCGGTCGCGTGGAGTTCCGCGAGGACGAGAACGCGACAACCGACTTGATGGACGGCATCATCCGATTCCATGTCTATCTCACGCCGTGTGCACCCGCGCGCGATATCGAGTTCGTGCAGG